CCTCGCATCTCATGACCAAATCATCTTCAACCCATAAGAATTCGCAGCGCTCCACATAGGGCATGGTTCGCTTGAGCCTTGGTGGAATCACCACAACTCCTCTCCCCCTTTGGTTGATCCATCTTGCCCATCGTCAGAAGTTGAATCTGAAGGCATCTTCCCCAATACCTGTGACCGCACCGATGGCTTTTCCATCCCCTGATGGAAACCTTTACTTGACTGGCGTTACTTGCAGCCTTTCAAGAAGTGCTTGGATCTCGCCTGCATCAAGTGATGGAACTGCTGGTGCTGGCGTTGATGGTGCTAGCGTTGCTGGAGCTGGCGTTGATCCGGCAAGGAAGGCAGTTGCCTTTGCCACTGCTTCTGGATCTGTGGTCGCATCAATCAGAATGTATGGAGCAGACTTGCCCGGCTTTGCGATTCCTTGACCCATTCTGGATAAGACTGTCTTGCCGATATTGCTGCGAAGTGATGAGCGCAAAGCAACATTGAAGAACAAGATGGATGTGTATGCAGTGGAAGTGTCAAGATCCACCACATCGCATTCAATGGCTTCAGCTTCGCCAAAGGAAGTGGTGATCCCTGTCTTATATTCAATCGGCTTGATGATCAAAAGATGTCCAACGACATCGGCAGGCTTGAGAGTGGAATCAATTGATCCCAGTGATGCAAATTGTGTTTCAGTCATGCGCTTCTCCTCTTTTGTTTGGGTGGTGCTTTGAACCGAACATGGCTCAAATCTGTTTTCTTGATTTCATTCATGGTGATGCAGCAATCACCGCAGATGGGCATCTGGATCACTTCACTTCTCATCTGCAAAGTGACCATGCATCTTGGGCAAATGATCCACATCATGCGACCTTGCCCAATCCTTCGCCCGGACATCCTTCTGTGAGATCAGCAGATCCCGGCAGATACCAAGGACAGAAGGCACACATCTCTGATGGTGTTGCTGGAATCTCATTGATCGTGACCACTTGAGTTGCTTTCAAAAGATCATTCATGCGATCAATCGCATCAAAGGCAATTTGTGGGTTGTATTCCTCAACCACCACATGAAGCCCATCCAATCGCCCACCTAATGGGTAGTAGGCACAAGCAATCTGTTCGACTCGGAATCCTTCATTCTCTAACCCCAAGGCATAGAGAGAGAGCTGAACCCTTTGAGTCTGCGTCAATCCATTGGCTATTCGCTTCTTCATTGATGAAGATCCAACGCATTTGTGATCAATCACGATTTTGTTGGCAATGTCGAAGAGATCCAAAGTTCCAGATAATCCCGGAGCTGCTTGCACTGGATACTCAACGAGGTATAGAAGATTCTCTTCCCCATCAAATTGATCTTGGAAGCAATCAGCCAGCCAATCATGAATGGCGCTTCCTGAGATCATCGCCCAAGGATCGCTTTGAGTGTTTGTCTTGATAATGCCAAAAGTCTTGTATGCCAGCTTTCTCGCGCATGGATCACCGGCTTCAGATAATCCAATGGCAGTTTGCCGGGATCTCGGAGTCCATTCGGAATGCTTGGTGATAGCCAAGCGAAGTCGATCATTGACCGCCATCGATGGGCTGACTGGGGATGTGAATTTCATCAGTCAATCACCACAAATCTTCTGGAAGTTGTTGTCATCTCCAGAGCTGCAATCTGATCATCTGTTGCAATCTCGCGGAGTCGCTTCACATCAATCCGCTTGGTTTCATAGGATGTCCATCGGATGCGCTCTGCTCCATTGACCAAGCCAATTTCACATTCACCCATTGCAGCCTTCACTTGCTCCGCTGCTAAATCTGCTCTCTCTGTCCATTCCTTGATCTTGGTTTTGGCTTCTATGTAAGCATCAAGGAATGCAATTGCTGCCCTGTCAAGATCCACTGTTGATTCATTTATCTGAACGCTCATTTGTTGCCCCCTTAGTAATAGTTTTTTTCATGTTCGGATTTGAGTGCGGAGCAACTTCCTCCGCTGCCGTAGTGCCGGGATATGTAAGCCAGAGCTGCAACACTCTGAGCCAAGCCATCTGAGGATTTCTTCAGTCCAATGTTGCGATATGTGCTGGGAAGTAATTGCCCAAGACCAAAAGCTCCAGATGTTGGATTGATCGCCTTGGTGTCATTTCGAGATTCGATGAAGATGATCTCTCGAAAGCAGCTTGCAGATTTGGGATCCATCACTTCATCAATCAAATGATCCATGCGTTCTTGATCATTCATGATGATCGGTTTCGTGATGGTAATTGTCTTGATCACTTCGATTGTCTGTGTCACTCGACTCGATGACCAGATGCTGGCTATCATCGAGAGGATTGCAAGTAAGGCAATCAGAAGCGGCAGAGTCACTCTTCTGTTGGTCAATGATCTTCTTCCTTTCAAATTGAGTCAGACCGCCCCAGAATCCATCTTTGATTTCATATTTGATGGAGTGAGCGCGACATTCAACGAGATGGATGCAGGAATTGCAGATGGCAAGAAGTTGATCCTTGCGTTCAAAGGTTTCTTGCTTCGTTATTGGGAAGAAGAAATCTGGATCATGCTCAGCACACTTGGCTTTCTCAAAAAATGGAGTGTCCCAAAGTGTGATCACTTTGCATCCCCATAACCAGCCAAGCGAAGAAGATCAATGGCGGCGCTTACGGATAGCACCGCCCACCAATCCCCAACACTGCCCAAGCCCACGCCATTTGGCTTGATTATCAGCAAGCCAAAGTCGGCACTGGCGTTCTTGGTTTCAGTCTTGGTCTCCTCCATCCATTTCGGGATGGTGTAAGACTTTTGAGATTTCACTTCCATGCAAAGACAAGGAATGCCTGTGATGTCTCCAAGATCATTCGCCCCGGATAAAGCTCGCCTTTCAGCGTTCGGGAATCCAGCTCCTTGAAGATATTTGACCACCGCAGTCTCGGCAGCAGTTCCCTTGGCTTTGGCTTTTGACATCAGGAAATTCGATTGATGAAGTCCAGATTGCGGATAGCATCTTCATTGGAATAAATAACTTCCCGAAGTTGATCCGCTTCCAGATATGCTCTGCGTGTCTCTTTGCGAGCTTCCGCAAGCTCTTCATACTTCACGCAATATTCAAAGAACATCCCCAAAAGGAATGCAAGAAGGATCATCGCCCAAGCTGTGTATATGTTCATTTGCGATCACCAAAGGCATCGCGGAAATTGTGCCAATCCTTGATTGAGTCATCATCAAGTTGCAAGTTGCGCTTGATGTTGCGATTGCTAACCAACGCAAATGAGAATGCGATCATCAGGATTGTGACGATTATTGCAAAAGCCATGTACTGCCCCCTAGAGAATGAAGGAACCTCTTGGAAGCTGGGGGCAGCGAAGATCCAAGAGGTTTCAAAGTTAGCGAATTACCAATTCCACAAGCCATAAAGCGAAAATCAAAGTGCAGGACTATCCCTACGAGATTTTGCAACACCTTCTGCCCCCCTTGGCTAGACTGGGGGTGCTAGGTCTAAAGATTGAATATGTTGACTTTTACCTACTTGGACACAAGTAGGGACATTATCAACACCCTTCGAAAGTGGATTTCGAAGATCAATCTTCCAGACCTAGGGACAACCCCCGATTGGTTTTGGTAGGTAGAGAATAGATGAACTTCCAACTTGATTCAGTAAATACGGAAATAATGACTGGTCAGAGTCTTGCCAGTGTGATTGAGATCACATACCCTCAGCCCCATGATCAGTCAGCGCAAGATCAGGGACAACCCTACAAGCGAAGCGCTGGCGTGGCTACAAGTTACGCCAAGGAACGATTGCCAGAATTTGCCTTGGGCGTTCCGATGGATCTGATATTCATCCAAGAGCCAGAGTGGACAGAGCCTTGGCATCAAGAAGTTGGCGATCTCCTTCGCCGCCGTTATGAACTCGCAGGATGGAGTCGTAATCTTTGGATGTCAGATTTCTCGATGCTGCGAGCCATCTGTGGATCCAAGCATCCTCGAGATGTCAGACTGCCCGAGCTGGAGGAGAAGGTGCTGGCTGCCAAGACTCAAGCTACCCGGGAGACCTATGTTGCCCGGATTCATTCCATTTGGAATTCCATGAGAATCCTTGGCATTATCACGATGGATAATCATGTGGATCAAGGCTTGCCCAAGATCAAGGTTCCAAGATACTCCCCTAGACCTATCAGCAAAGAACAGGCAATCATGCTGATGAATGAAGCCAAAGATCCGATGCGTGAATGGTTCATGTTTGGCTGTTTGGCTGGACTTCGAGCAATTGAAATCTCGCGCATCAAAGGGAGTTGGCTTGAACTGCATGATGATGGCTACAAGCTGAGAGTGCTAGGCAAAGGAGAGACCGAGCTTTTAGTCCCAGCACATCCAAAGTTGGTGGAGCTGATTCAGTCAAAGAATGTTCTTGGCTTGCTCTACTCTATCGACAATCACTATCTCTCACGCCTTGCCAATCGAGAGATGCGAAGGCTTGGCATTGTGACCAAGCGCCGGGGATCTTCTGAATCAAAGATATCTTTCCATAGCACTCGTCACTTCTTTGCAACTCAAGTCTTGGCTGCTTCCCAGAATCTGATCACCACGCAGAGATTGATGCGCCATGCATCCCCAGTGGTAACTGCGAGATATGCGGATCTCGTCAATAATGAGGAAACTAAGCTGATGTCAAAGCTAATGAATGATTTGCCTTGGGCAGAGATCGCCCCCCCCCCACGATCTTCGCGCCTTTGGCAAGCTGGTCGCATGAGGAAAGATTGACCGCATAAATAAGAAAATCCCCCACCGTCTAAGCGATGGGGGATTTTTTATATGGCTGACGAGCGCCTAACGGAGCGCTACGAGCCAGCGAAAGCTCTCTCTATACCTTCAAGAAGGCTGATTCTGGGAGTGTAGAAGGATTTCATCAGCGTTGGATCTCCAACCCTGAAATGAACCCCAGAAGGCTCAGATGGCAGATGTTGAAAGGTTGGCTCATAGCCAGCGACTCGCGCCATCATCTTCGCCAAGTCATTGAAAGATGTTCCAACGCCAGTGCAAAGATTCGCCACTTCAATCTCTGCATCACATCCTGCAATTGCTCCATTGACCACATCATCAATGTGGATGAAGTCTCGAACTTGCTCACCACTGCCCCAGATGTGAAATGGATCTGCTTTGCGCTTTGCCCTATCAATGAAGGATGGGAATGGGTAGTCAAGAGCTTGATCTGATCCATAGCCTGAGAAGGGTCTGAAGATGTGAACTTTCAATCCTGCTTCTCTGGCGTGGTTAGCAAGCATCTCACCTGTCAACTTTGCCCACCCATAGGAGAGATCAGGATTGGCGATGCGACCTAGATCAATATCTCTTTCCTTCAATGGTGGAAGAATCGTGTGAGTTTGCAAGTCGATGGGATATGCAGCGGAAGATGAGAAGTATGTGATGCACCCGGGCTTTGTACGAAGCGCCCAACTGAACATTTCAGCATCAATTGACAAGTCAACAGCGAGCGCAAGTGGTGAACCTTCGATCATCTTTCGACCACCGACAACTGCTGCAAGATGAATCACCTTGTCAAAATGGCTCTCATCTTTGCGGAAGAAGTCTCTGGCATCTGTGCCATTGAGAAGATCAATTCCCCAAAGTTCGTGACCTTCATCTTTCAATCTTTGCCAGAAATGTCTGCCAACGAATCCTTCATTGCCAGTGATGAGAATCTTCATCGAAGCGATTTCAGGAGCTTTTGATACTCCTTGCTTTCGATGTAATTATTGAAAGCCAGCAAATCCGCTGCAAAGATTTCAGGAGCATTGACATCCAAATACCCCTGATCCATCTCCGCTTTCCCAGCGATTGGATGCAGATGTTCAAGGATGACTTCTGGGATGAATTTCAACTTCCCAAGATCATTGCCTAGCTTCATCCAGAAATTATCCAGATATAGATGAATCATATTGGGAGGAACCATGCCATGAAGCGCCCGGACAATATCGCCAGTCATGCAGATGGCAGTGGCTAGATTCTCCCCTTGGATCAAGTCATTCCCATAGACCAAGCCAGTCCCCATCTCATGGAGAGCTTCAATGAAGATCAGATCCCAGTTCTTTGTTCTGGGTCTATGATCATCCCCAAGGAATGCAAAGTGATGATATTTATTGCGGAAATGGTAGGCGGCAGCATTGAGTGGCTTTGCCATGCCTCGCCCATCTTTGGCAACCATGAAGATGTCACAATCAAGGTCTAGATAAGCATCCATCTGTGGTTCATCATCATCAACGATGACGATGAGATCCGCTTCAGTCTCAGTCTCATCAAGTGAATCAATGAGATCAGCAATGTTTTCTGGGCGGTTCCTTGACGGAACCAAGATCACCATCTCGCGCATGGGTTCCTCTTTCAATAGATTTCCCCTGCAATAGCGGCGTATGCCGCCAAATCAACGAATGAATCGTTGTTGTACTTGTGAGCGAGCCTTGCCAGCTTCATCCCCACCATGCAAAGAGCCACTTGCGCTGGAGTAATTTCAACGCCAAGGATGACTGTCCAGATGTCTGCAATTCGCTGATGATTTTCCAAAGGTTCGCCATGTGCATCAAGTCTGTCCCCGTTGGTGAGATTGATTGCTTCCTGCAATATCTCTGTCCGATTCATGCGCTCGCTCATGATAAGGATTTCAAGAGATCCAGATCAAGAAGATCAGCATCTTCAAATTGATGATTGAAAATCTGCCGACCCTCTTTGCCTGTCATCTTTGGAGTATTTGCTTCTATCGTTTCCACCTTGCTCCATCCCCTGATTTCAATTTGTGGTTCTACTTGATCAACATCCTCAGCAATACACCAAAGGATGAAATCAGCTTTTTTCTTGATACTTGAGAGTTGGGTGACTGATACAGATCGCCCCAAATCTGCCCAATGTTTCCGACTCCATGTCTTGACTTCACATCGCCCGGCTTTCGTGTAGATGTCACATTCTCTGTTTTGGCTCGAGAGCTGCGGAGCGAAGTGATGATCCTTGAACCAATGGAATGCAGCGAACTCACCCAAGCGACCAACAAGATGGCTTCTGGGGTTGTTGAAGTAGTGACCTCTTTGGTTGGCAAAGGCTGTGGAAGTCATCTCTGCCAATGAAAGTGCAATGTTCTTGTGATCTTTGGAGAGGATATAGCCTGCCATT